CCGGAAAACTGGCAAAACAGTGTTCACCAATGGATTTGGACTGACTGGAAAGCTCGCCCTCTTCCCCTTTCACCTGTTTCACGACATGTCGGATGGAGAAGTTACGGAACTCACGGTCGAAAGACCTACCGGCTCAACAACCCACGCCCTTGTGATGGGCGAAACCATCAAGCGAACCAAGACGAACCAAAGTGTCGAAAGTACAGACCTCTGCTTGGTAAATCTTGGAGCACGTGCATGTTCCTTTCAGAAAATCACCCATCATTTCATTTCTGAAGATGACCTGCAATCCTCCACGACCTCCCCAGCAGTTATGCTGACCGTAAATCCCACGACAAAGACGATGACTCAGTTCATAGCCTATGCCTCCCGCGAGGGAGTTCTTACCACCTATGGCGATGAATCTGAGACTTACCTAATGCCAACTCGTTGGCGTTATGGAATAACGTCCTATCCTGGAATGTGCGGTTCAGTCGTAATGTGCCTGAACTCTCGATCCTCTGGTTGTATCATGGGCATGCACACCGCGGGCTCTGCCCACGATGATGCTGGCTACGGTGCCATTCTCACGCGAGAGTGGTTGGAGCTTCAAATCTCCTCTCTCTATCCCGAAGCCAGTTCGCAACACTGCGGACCTGCCCCACTTGACGGGTTTCTTTCCGCTGGACTGGAACCTGACTTGATGTTCTCAACCGTCACAACCCCCGACCCCCCCCGTTACCCGACTGTCACGCCTGAAGGCCAAACCCGAACCGTTGCCTACCTAACACCTAAGCACTCTGAACGAGTGACCGCCAAAACAGACCTCCGACCCTCCCCGCTCCACGACATGGTTTTCCCCCATCAAACTGAACCCGCCGTCCTGCACCCTAACGACCCCCGATGCGAAACGAAAGTTTCCCCGATGAATGAGGGCGCTAAGAAGTATAGCGTGGCCACTCTCCCGCACAATCCGTTGTTCGTTAAGAGAGCCATGAATTTCATCTTGGCAACTCTCCAACTCTATGCCCCCAAAGGTGTGGATAAGAGAGTCCTTACCGTCGAGGAAGGAATTAACGGAATCCCCAACGCCGATTTTACCCGCCTCAACCCCCTAACTAGCCCTGGCCTACCCTTCAAGTGGTGGAAGCCTGCTTTTGCAAAAGGCAAGCGTTTTCTATTTGATTGTATGACTTCCTCGAATCACTCCCTCGATATGACCCTCAAGGACCGGTATCTCACTGAACAACTGACTGAGATGCACGAGAAGCTGCTTCGCGGCGAACAGAGTTTTGTTCTTTCTTACTCAAACTTGAAAGACGAACGACGCTCGCTAGAGAAAATACGGACCGGGGCCACGCGCCTCTTTGACTGCATGCCACTCCATTACAACATAGAGTGTCGAAGGTTCTTCGGAGCTTTCATTGCTTGTATGGCCCAGAACTGTACTTCTCTCCCGAGCGCCGTCGGAATAAACCCCGTTGGCCCCGATTGGACCCTGCTTTACAACCGGCTTAACCGTTTTGGTGGAAAGGTTATTGCAGGTGACTATAAGGCTTGGGATGGAAAACTCGACCCAGACGTTATGTTTGCTGCTGTGGAAGTAGTTAACAAATGGTATGACGACGGCGATGACAACGCCCTTGCTCGTCACACTCTGCTCGAACAAATGATCCACTTGAAAACAGTCTATGGAAACGTTGTGGTTGCAAAATCGCAAGGTATCCCCTCTGGTGTTCCCATCACCGCTGACTTGAATGGACTGTGCAACTGGTTCTACATCCTGATTGCCTTACAAGCCACTGCTGCTGAAAAGAAGGTGCGTTTTGACCTCGACTGCTGCTCCGATCAACTGGAACTGACAGTCTACGGTGATGACCACGTAGTTGCCCCCTCTGCCGAGATCCGTGAGTGGTTCTCGTT